ACATGAAAATTAGTGAAATGAGCGGTGAAACGCCGGTTGGCACGACCATGGCCATTATGGAGCGTGGCACAAAGGTAATGAGCGCCATTCATAAGCGTCTTCATTACTCTCAGAAGATCGAATTTAAGCTTTTGGCCAATGTTTTTGCCAAATTTAGCGCTCCTGTGTACCCGTATGCGGTTCCCGGCGCTCCTCCAGAGATCATGCAAAGCGATTTTGACGCTAGAATTGATGTTTTGCCGGTTTCTGACCCGAATATCTTCTCCATGTCGCAAAGAATTGCTTTGGCGCAGACACAATTGCAGCTTGTGCAGTCTAATCCAGAGATCCACGGTGGGCCACAGGGCTTATATCAAGCATATTACAAAATGTATGAGGCTCTTGGGGTTACAAACATTGATTCCATACTGCCAAAACCGCCTCAACCACAGCCAATGAACCCTGCTCGTGAAAATCAGGAGGCGTTGCGTAATCAAAGGTTGCAAGCCTTCCCGCAGCAGAACCATGCCGCTCATATTGAGGCTCATTTAGCCATGTTGGCGACTCCTATCGCACAAGCTAATGCAAATATTGTTATGACGCTTCAGGGCCATATTTCAGAGCATATTGGAATGATGGCTGAAATGCAGGCACAACAGGAGGTCACTGCAAATCTGCCTCCTGAAGCGCAAATGATGTTGCAACAAGATCCAATGATGCAGCAACAAGTTCAGATGGAAATCGACAATCGTGCAGCGGTGTTGATTGGTGAACTTACTGAACAGTATGCACAAGCAGTAGCTCCTGCTGAAAATACTGATCCCTTGGTAGCGATCAGACAGCAGGAGTTAGCTCTACGCGGAGCCGAAATACAGGAAAAGGCTCGTCAGTTTGAAGAGAAGCAGGGAATGGAGCAAGAGAAAGAGCGTAATGACGTTCTTCTTGCGCAACAACGTCTTGATTTGCAGGAAGAAGCAAATGGAGAGCGTATCAGGGTGGCTGAAGATCGTGTGCAAGCTCAACGCGATATAGCTGCTGCAAATTTAAGAAATAGGAGGCAGTAATGTCAGCCAGTTCAATTAGTCGCCAAGTAGCGGAAGTAGAGAAGTCAAAGAAAGTGGAGAGGCGTCATGCCCTTGAAGCGAGGAAAGTCCCAGAAGTCGATAAGCAGCAACGTGAGCAAGCTAATGTCGGAGGGGTATCCCCAGAGACAGGCAGTAGCGATAGCGTTGTCGAAAGCGGGAAAATCGAAGTCAAGCCGGTCACAAAAAAAGCGCCAGCAAAAAAAGCCTCAACAAAGAAAAAGTCCGCAAAGAAAAGCTAGTGGCGGTACCGTTTCTCGCTTTTCCAGCATAGCTAGACCGCAAAGATTTTTAGGAGTTAGATAATGGCTGACGACGACTACAAATCTGAATCTCTGAAGAAAACCCCTGCCCTGCAAGATGTAATGCTTGCTTTAGGCGATGAGAGGAGAGAGATTTTGCGGCTAGCTATGGAAGCAGCGAAGAAGGGGTACAAGTATGATTACAAAAATAAACAATATGATTTCAACTTTGCTAAAGGCGGTGCAGTCTGTCGTGGGCAAGGTAGTGTTAACCGTAAAAGAAATTTTCGCGTCACTTAGGGGGCAGTGATGGCACCTAAAAAGTTTGAACAAGGGACAGCTTATGCTCAATACGATCTCGATGGCGATGGAGAGATCACTGATGCTGAACTTGCTCATGCAAAAGAAATACGACAGGCAGAGCATGAGATGCGAAAGCTTCGCGCTCAACGTCGTATGGCAACTGCTAGTCTTACCGCCATGGCAACGTTTACTACGGCCATGTTTTTTGTGGATATTGAAAGGGTGAATGCCCTTTCAGACATTAGCAATCTTTTCTATATTAGTGGTGCAGGCATTGTGGGTGCCTACATGGGGGCATCTGCTCTTATGGGTAAGAAGGGTTAGGAGGGCGTTTTGTTACAAGCATTGATTGGTCCTATCAGTGGGCTTGTTGGCTCATGGATGGACAAGAAGACTGAAGAGCAGCGAGGCAAATCTGCTGTTGCGAAAGCAAAGGCTGAAGCTGAAGCTGCTGTCATGGTTTCTGCGGCGACATCAACCGCCGATTGGGAAAAGTTGATGGCTAAAGGTAGCCAGAATTCGTGGAAAGACGAATGGCTTACCATTTTGTTCAGTATTCCGCTTATATTGGCCTTCTGTGGCGATTGGGGCAGGAATATTGTGGCACAAGGCTTTGCTGCCTTGGAGGCTATGCCGGATTACTATCAATATACTTTAGGCGTCATTGTGAGTGCCAGCTTTGCGGTTAGATCAGCAACAAAGTTTTTTGGTAAAAAGTAATGGACGCCATAACTCTGGCAGAGTATCTGCTAAAGGACATACGTCAGCAAAAAGCGGATATGACGCAGCGGCTGGCGGATGGTGCGGTAGAAACCATACAGGACTACCGGTTCATGGTGGGGCAAATACGCGGACTGACCCAGTGTGAGGATTTAATTAGAGCCGCGATGAAAGGTGTGGAAATAGAGGATGGCTAAAAAGCTATTTGTACCAGAAAAACTGGTAAAACCTTCTGATGCTCCAAAATCAGATGTTCCTCCAGCAATAAATAAAGCTTTTCAAGACGATGAGGCAGACAGCAAGAACAATGAAGATCCATCCAAGATGGAAGCTTCTGCTCTTGAGCGTTTGCCCCAGCCAGTTGGCTATCGTCTGCTTGTAATCCCGTATTACATGAGGGCTAAAACCGCTGGTGGAATTATTATCCCAGACAAAGTTCGTGAGCGCGAAAGTTTCGCAACAGTTGCAGCATACGTTGTAAAGGTTGGGCCAGATGCGTATATGGACGCCCAAAAATTCCCAACAGGACCATGGTGTGGTGAGAAATCTTGGGTATTAATGGGAAGATATGCTGGCAACAGGTTTAAAGTGGACGGTTTAGAGGTTCGCCTCATAAATGACGATAATATTATCGCCACTATCCTTGACCCTGCTGATATTTCGTATGTATAGTGTGGAGCATGACAATGAATGAAGAAAATCAACAGCAAGAAGCTGAAAAAGAAGCAGTAACTGTTTTTGATATTGAGGATCAAGACTCTCCTCAGTCAGAAATAGAAACCGCATCTGCATCAAATGATGATGATTCTGGTACAATTGTACCAAATGAATCTAATGACTCTGATGAGCTTGAAAATTACAGTGAAAGAGTCCAGAAGCGTATTAACAGGCTAACTGCTGATCGCAAGCAAGCCCTTGAAGAGAACGAGGCTGCTTATCAATACGCTAATCAAGTAAAGAAACAAAATGATGAGTTGCGTAAGCGAATAGACGCTTTAGACAAGGGCTACATTAGCGAGTATGGCTCTCGTGTGGAAACACAGGAAGCGGCAGCTAAAGCTATTCTAAAGGACGCATATGACGCTGGCGATACTGATAAAATCGCAGACGCTAACTCAGCTTTAGCTCAGTTAGCTGTGGAAAAGGAACGTTTGCGTGTGCAAAAGGCTCGTTCCGATCAACAGGCTGAAGCACAACAGCAAGAGCAAGTTGTCCAGCAACAGACACCACAGCGACCTCAACAGCTTGATCCAAAATTAAAAAGCTGGATTAGTAAAAATCCTTGGTTTGAAACCGACAGAGCGCTTAGAGGCGCGGCAGAAGGTATTCACGAGCAAATCGTTGCTGAAGAGGGTTTTGACCCCTCTACGGATGAATATTATGCAGAGATTGATAGACGTATGAGCGTCTTTCTTGACAAATCACAGGGGAACAGAAGAAACGCCCAATCTGTTGCTCCTGCGTCCAGTGGACGGTCAGCTACCAAAAAGGGCGGGAAACAAACGGTAAAACTGACTGAAAGTCAGATGAATTTTTGCCGGAAAATGAAAATACCTCCAGAGCAATATGCCAGAGAAGTATTAAGGCTTGAAAAGCAGAGGAGTGCTTAATGAGCAATCGTGCAAACCGGGATTCGCAGACCCGTGAAACAGAAATGCGTACTGCCGATTGGAAGCCCCCTTCAACGCTTGAAGCGCCCGAAGCTCCTGTAGGGTATAAACACAGGTGGATCCGCGAGTCGATCATGCACCAAGATGATCGTAATAATATTCACAAGCGTCGTCGTGAAGGGTACGAACTGGTTCGTGCAGAAGAATATCCTGAATTTGATGCTCCTGTGATTGATGAAGGTAAAAACGCTGGCGTAATTGGCGTTGGGGGCCTTCTCCTCGCAAGAATCCCAGAAGAAATTGCGGATCAGAGGAATGCTCATTATCAGAACATTACTCAAAACCAAATGGAAGCTGTGGATCGTGATTGGATGCGTGAATCCAATGCTGCGATGCCAAAGCTTAAACCGCAACGTTCTACCTCTGTGTCATTTGGTGGCCCAAAGGTAGCTGACTCTTAGGAGATAAAAAGATGGCTAATCAAGATGCCGCTTTTGGCCTACGCCTATCGCGTTCAGGCAATGGCTCCGACCTGATTGGCATGCAGAATAAATACCGTGTTGCTGCTAACTACGGCACTGCAATTTTCCAAGGTGACCTTGTAACGGTTGCCACAACTGGAACAATTGTTCGTGTTGCTGCTGGCGATAACGCGCTTATTCTGGGTGTTTTCAACGGATGCCGTTTCACTGACCCGACTACCGGAAAAGAAACCTTTTCCAATCATTACCCAGCCTCTACAAATGCTAGCGATATTGAAGCCTTTGTTATTGATGCACCACATGCTCAATACGAGATTCAAGCTGATGCTGCATTCCCTGTAGCGGATCTGTTTGGTAACTTCGACATTGTTGATGCGACTGCTGGAAGCACTATTTCCGGCACTTCTCGTATGGAGCTTGACGTAACGACTGGCGCTACTACTGCCGCTCTCGCGCTCAAGGCTATCGACATTTCCACAGACCCAGAGAACAGCGATGTTAGCTCTGCTAATACAAATGTAGTTGTTGTTATCAACAATCATTTGTTTAGCGCTGGCACTGTTGGCTTGGCATAAGGAGGCTGATCAATGGCTATTTCTCGCGCCCAACTAGCGAAAGAGCTAGAACCCGGCCTCAACGTTCTGTTCGGAATGGAATATGATCGTTATGATGCCGAACATGCCGAAATCTACGAAACAGAATCTTCAGATCGTGCATTTGAAGAGGAAGTGATGTTGGTCGGTTTTGGAAACGCTCAAACCAAGTCAGAAGGTGCAGGAGTACAATTCGACTCTGCAAACGAAGCATACACTGCTCGTTATACGCACGAGACAATTGCTCTTGCATTCGCGCTGACAGAAGAAGCTATGGAAGATAACCTCTACGATCGCCTTGGCGCTCGTTATACTCGTGCGCTTGCACGTTCCATGGCTCACACCAAGCAGGTAAAAGCAGCAGCAACGCTCAACAATGCGTTTGATGCCAACTTTACTGGTGGTGACGGTAAAGAGCTTTGTGCCACTGACCACCCACTTGCTGGTGGTGGTACTTTCCGTAACGAACCTTCTACTGCGGCTGACCTCAACGAAACTTCTTTGGAAAATGCTCTTATCGACATTTCCACTTTCGTTGATGAGCGCAATATGATTATTGCCCTTCGTGGCATGAAGCTTATTGTTCCGCCACAGCTTCAGTTCGTTGCTGATCGTCTTCTTGAGTCTACACTCCGCGTTGGCACAGCCGACAACGATGTGAACGCGATGAAGAACATGGGAATGATTCCTGACGGTTATACTGTCAATCATTTCCTGACTGATCCTGATGCGTTCTTTATCAAGACAGACACTCCAAATGGCTTTAAGCACTTTGAACGTGCGCCATTGGCGACAAACATGGAAGCAGACTTTGATAGCGGTAACATGCGCTTCAAGGCTCGTGAGCGTTACAGCTTCGGCTTCTCTGATCCACGTTGTGTATTCGGTTCACCCGGCGCATAACCAGAACAAATGTTCGGAAAGGGGCGGCTTTTCAGCCGCCCTTTTTTTGTGTATAGTTTTTCTATCCCTGACAGATTCAAGGTGAATCTGACATTAGCCACGACAGGAGATCTAAATGGCTACAACTACTTTTTCTGGTCCTATTAAGGCTGGAACCATCAAGCATACAACCGGCACCACTGTTGGCACAGATATCGCCAATGTAGGCCAAGTTGTTATGGCTCAAACATTTTCAGCAGACTTATCAGGCGGTGCTTTAGCTGCTCAAGTTACTGATGTTGTAATTCCTGCAAACTCTCAGATTATTGACTGTGTGATTGACATCATTACAGCCGCTAATGCTACAACCAACCTTAGTATCGGTGATACTGTAGGTGGTGCAGCTACAATTCTGAACACTTTTGCATCTGGAACAGACGCTGGACGTAAGTACCCAACAACACAAGCTGGCGCTGCATTGGCTTGGCAAGACACTGGAACAGCGGACATTCGTTTGACTGTGACTGCTTCTGCCGCCACAAACGCAGGTCTTGTTCGTTTTACAATTCTGTACCAGCAAAACAACAACCTTGCTTAGTAGGAGGCTAATATGGCTGGCCCAGTAAAAGCCTTTAACTATGCTCAAGGAGCTTCTGCTGCTGTTGTAGGACCAGCCCGCTCTCGCATTCGTCAAATTGTAATTTTTGCGGATGCGGCTGGCGCTTTTACAATTAAAAATGGCAGTGGGTCTGGTGAAACATTAATTACGCAAACATTCCCAACAGGAATACATCATCTAAATATTCCAGATGACGGTATTATTGCTACGAGTGGTGCGTTTGTATCTGCTTTCACTGGATCCAACAATCAACTGACCATTTTCTTGTCGTAGAGACGTTCATGGCTACTTCTAAAGGCGAAATGCCTAAAAGAAACAAAAAGAATTTCCGCCCCACAAAGTCTGGGGCGGGAATGACCAAGGCCGGTGTTGCGGCTTACAGGCGCAAAAACCCCGGCAGTAAGTTGAAGACAGCGGTCACAGGTAAAGTGAAGCCGGGCAGCAAAGCAGCAAAACGCAGGAAGTCTTTTTGCGCTCGTTCTGCTGGGCAAATGAAACAGTTTCCCAAGGCAGCTAAAAACCCTAACAGTCGCCTTAGACAAGCGCGTAAGCGTTGGAGATGCAGATGAAAGCCGATGAAGTTTTAAAGCTTCTTGAAAAACACGAAGCAGATTGCAGTGAAAGATATGCTGACATTCAAGACAAGCTGAAATCTTTAGACAATCGCATGTGGGGAACTATGGTTCTTATCGTGCTTGCCGCTGGATTGGAGCAGCTAATTTAATGACAATTGGCCGCTCACAAATGAGCAAACAAATATCTAACCCGCCACAGAAGGGGAAGAATATGCCAAAAGACGCTTGTTATCATAAGGTTAAGGCGCGATACAGAGTTTTTCCAAGCGCATATGCTAGTGGAGCCATTGCAAAATGCAGAAAAGTAGGCGCTGCTAATTATGGCACTGGTGGGAAAAAAAAGAAAAAAGCTAAGAAAATGGAGGCTGGCGGCGCAGTATCAGCCGAAATGCAGCCAAGAAAGCGTAAGGTTAATAATCAGCCAAAAGACGGCATGATCGCAAGAGGGTGTGGCTCTGTGATGGAACGTCGAAGAAAGGCGACAAAATTGAGATAATCCATGTCTTCGTCTTATACGTTTTTCTTGATGACGTTAAGGTGAAGGGCGAACCGCTCAAATTTAGAAGCGTGGATGATTGTGTATATTTTGCTAAAAGGCTTCATGGGCAAGGAAACCTTATAACGGCTTATTGTCTACCAGCTACGGTAGACAAAAACGTAAAGGTGTACTGATGGATCCAGTATCAGCAATGGCTACTGCTTCAGCGGCCTTCGGCGCTCTTAAAAAAGGCTTTGCTATAGGTCGAGATATTGAATCTATGGCAAGCGATTTATCTCGATGGATGGGTGCGCTTTCTGACTTAGATCAGATGGAAAAAGAAGCTAAGAATCCCCCCATTTTTAAAAAGCTTTTCTCTGGTCAAAGTGTTGAGCAGGAAGCGATCACCACATTCGCCAACAAACAAAAGGCTCAACAGCAGCGATACGAGCTACAGCAGTGGATTTCCTTAACCATGGGCAAGTCAAAATGGGACTCACTCGTGGCAATGGAAGGTCAAATAAGAAAAAGGCGTAAAGAAACATTGTATCGCCAACGTGAGCGCAGACGGAAGTTTGTTGAGATCGTAGCATGGATACTTGTGGTTTGTGTTGGTATGGCAGCTTTAACAGCCTTTATATTATTGTTAAAAGCAAACTCCGCCAGTGCTGATCAAATGGTTACTTGTCGCAAGGTAAAGTGTGAGAAGCTGACTAATAGAGAATTAGTTTGTATATTCAAAGGAGCTAACAATACTATTGAATCTCAGTTCTTTGAGTATTTAGAATTTGTCCCAAGCGAATATCAATGCAAATATGATCCAAATGCTAAGAAGAATATGACTATTCAGGAAACTCTTAAAGAGATACGAGAGTCGAGGGATTAAATGGCAGTTAGAAAGACAAAAAGTGGTCTTGCGCTTAAAAGATGGTTCAAAGAAGACTGGAAGGACGTTAAAACAGGCAAGGCGTGTGGGCGTAGCAAAGGTGAGAAACGGGGGACTCCATATTGTCGCCCCAGTAAAAGGGTGTCCTCTAAGACTCCAAAAACAACTTCCGAACTTACAAAGTCGGAAAAAAAGTCTCGCATAGCCCAGAAAAAACGCATTGGTCAGCCTGCTGGCAAGCCACGCAGGGTGAAGGCTGTTCGACGTAAGAAGAAATGAATGACTTTATTCGTCGTTGGATTATGGAAGATTTATCGCCTGTAAATCCTGACTCTGGATTTGCGCTTTGTCCTTATGCAAAAAAAGCATGGTTGGATGAGCGTGTGAAAGTTGTCGTGTGTGATGGCGATTTATGGGATAGAGTCGCTGATGAGTGTGTAAATTTTGACTCTAACAATGCGCTAACTGTTTGTATTGATGAGGATCCAGATAGATCATACGATGAGTTAGAAGCAGCCTGCATGGCTATGAATAGTTACTTTTCTGTCACTAAGCAGGATTTATGGGTATTAGTTTTTGAGGCAGAAGTGGCCATAATATTTATTCAGAAACTTTCAGAATTGGACGATGCTAGTCAAAAGCTAGAAAAAGTGGGATACTATGAACAATACGATCCTGAAGACTACATCAAACTTATCTTAGCAAGACGGGAAAGAAGGTTGAACAATGGCTAAAAAAGTTAAAAAGATGATGGGTGGCGGAGCCGCCAAAAAGGCCAAAAAGATGATGGGCGGTGGCGCTGCCAAAAAAGTTTCTCCCAGAAAAGCAATGGCTATGGGTATGATGGGAGGCGGTGCCGCTAAAAAAGCAACTCGCATGAAGGGTGGTGGTGCAGCTAAAAAGGCCGCACGTCGTCGTATGCGTGGTGGCGGCAAGGTTAAAAAATAATGACAACTTCTGGTTCAACGAACTTTGAGCTTGATGTAAGTGATTACATCGAAGAAGCCTTTGAGCGCTGTGGTTTGGAGGTTCGCACTGGTTATGATCTGAAAACTGCTAAAAGATCGTTGAACCTTTTGTTTGCTGATTGGGCAAATCGTGGTTTAAATCAATGGACAATAGCACAAAGAACTCAAACAGTTACTGGTTCAGATGGTGATTACAATCTTGGCACTGATGTAATAGACGTTTTGTCTATGGTTGTTCGTCGTAGCGGCACTGACTTTGCCATGAGCAGAATTAGTAGAGATGAATATCTTAGCATCCCGAACAAATCTACTACTGGGCGTCCAACGCAATTTTTCATTGATCGCCAAATAACTCCTGCAATAAAGATATGGCCATTGCCAGAAAACTCTACAGATGTTTTGCACTTTGATTGCCTTACACGCATTGAAGACGCTGACACTTTTACAAACACAGTAGAGGTTCCTTTCAGATTCTATCCTTGTTTGGCAGCGGGTCTTGCTTACTACATAGCGATTAAGAAAGCCCCTGACAGAATTCAACTTCTGAAGTCTATATATGATGAAGAGTTTGATCGCGCTCAAGCAGAGGATCGCGATAGGGCGTCATTTACTGTCGCGCCTAGCTTGCAATATTACAGGGTAAGTTGATGGGTCGTTTTGCTTCTGGCAAATATTCGTATGGAATATCTGATAGATCAGGATTTCGTTATCGTTTGCGAGATATGCGGCGTGAATGGAATGGGCTTTTGGTCGGCCCCGATGAATATGAACCAAAACATCCACAGCTAACACCACCTAGAAACGTTGTTGACGCAGAAGCATTGCGTAATCCACGCCCAGATACGCAAAATATTATTTCTGTAGAAATTAAGTTTCCAACTTTTGATCTGACAACAGTTCAATACATACCCTTAAGGGCTATGTTAGGTTCCGTGGGTCAAGTAGTTGCCACCGGCGGTGCTG